GCTAGTATGACCCGCCAGCACACTGATTTCATCGTGGCTCTACCTCCCTAAGGGACTTAATACCCAGCTTCGGGGGGTGGTCCCCTCCTGCACCGCAGAGGGACTTAATACCCAACTTAGCTGGTGGTAGAGGACCCCACGGGAGAAACCGATGTGAAGACGAGTGAGTGACTAGGCGGTGCATACAGGAAGACGAGCACGGTTCCTCGTTGACCCTGGATAACCTCCAGGAGACCACTCTCTGACAGGCAGCTTGCCGATTATCGGATCTACCGGCCTTTTACACGGGACAACCCGCGAGTACGCCAGCTCATGGAAAACTGGCCAGGACAAACACAAGTCCTGAGACCACCAAGACAAGTGCAACGACCTTAGACCTGGTAAGGCACACGGGAGTATCGAATTCTGTGATGTCCCATGTGTTTTCCCAGATCTCTGGAAGTGCACAAGCTTGTGCGGCTGTCACCACGAAGACTACAGCCATGGTTCGTACTCACGCAAAGGGCCTAGCTGCTGGGATCTTAAGACCCGGTATCAGCTTGGCCAGGTTGCGTGTAGAACTCTGTTTGACCTCTTGGTCAAACTTGTCCCAAAATGTGACAAGGCCCTCGTTCTGAGGGACCAGAGTTCGGCCGGCACCGATCGGATGATCGGGAGCTGCCAGCTCATCGGGAGCTAGCGGAGGCACTGAGCTAGAGATACTGCGGAAATATTCCAAACACAGTGCCAGGCTGCTATGCGGCAGGAGTCTTTGGTAAAAGACTCCATTCGCATCCTTGGTCGCCCTCAAATCAAAGGCGACCATGGGGTCGTGACCATGGACATCGGTCATAACCCGCAGGATCTGGCGCTGTTTTCGGAAGATGGCAAGCGAGTACTTTGGCTTGCCCATCCCGGGCTTATCAGTCCCGGTATTTCTTTCGGGCTTATCTAGCTCGAGCAGTATCTTTACGAATCTGGCCTCCCCTAACTTCTGGGCCATCTCCTCCTTGAGCGAGAAGAGACGGCCACCCACCTTGAACTTCGATATTGAGAAGTTCACGTTACGGGGCTCACTTAGAGCCCTCCACCCGTTGTCTATTACGCGGGCCATAACGTTGGTGAGTGGTAGTCAGGCCATTAACTCGGAGCCGAGCAGTATTGCTTCTGCTCCAAGACTATTAGGACCAGACAACCACTTGCGGAGATCATATGCAATTGTGGTCGCCTGGTTCTGATAGTTACCAAGGTCCTTTTCCGCTATCACCTCACAAGCGTTTCGGAACAGTTGAAAGACTGTCCTTGACGCCCGCTCTCCTTCCCTGAGGAAGGGAGTGGCCGGGCCCTCACGGGCCCGGACAAGAGGCTTGGACTTGAAGAGGCGCAAGCTCTGTAAAAGGAGCTCGCACTTCTCCTCGTCCAATTCAGGAAGTGATAAGTCCCGCAAGGGACCAATCAACTCCTGAAGATAGTGGAAGACTGTATAGAGCGATAGGTAGCCATCTCTACGACGGCTACTTATGTTACTCAGCTCTAACAGTTTCCGGACCAAAGCAATGGCCTGTTCCAGGGTTAGGGTCCAGCCATGTTCAGATTGCCCGCGTAGGAAGTTATGTATCAGCGCGTAAGATTTGCGCACTGACAACAGACCTCCTACGCCGAAACCCGTAACCTCTACGCCATGCATAAACCACCGCTTCGCAAACTCAAAAGCGTAAGCTGAGATATGCGTTTTAGCGGCGGAATATGGCATGTCGTAGTGTTTAAGGATACGGGTATAGGACTCGGCGACAGCCGAGTTAGCAATCATGATGTCATCACCCAGCAATACATATCCATCAAAATAAGACTTGTGGCCTGAACGAAGCGCCGCAAGCTGGACTATGTAGTGATGGGTGAGGGCCATGGCTGGCCAGGACGAGTAAGCCCCCATAGGCTGACCGCACTCGTATTTAATGAGTTCGGTTTGTCCTGTGGAGGTGAAACCCGTCCCAGAGAGCAGACGGCCCCACGCTACAGCCCTATCTTTACCAATGATAGATGCCACTACGTTGATCTGTAATTGTAGTGGCATGCGATCTGTCGCATTACTCAGATCGTAGCTGTGGTAGGGCCCAGGGAAAGCAAGAGCGCGCTTGACTAGACCTTGGTTAAAGGTACAGTCCGCAGGGATCCCCAAAAGGATCTTTGCCATAGCCTCGTGAAGAGGCTTGGCTGCGCATTGGGATCAATAATCGCAGATTCCAATGATGCGCGTCTTACCCTCCTTGTCGCTAAATGCGACTAGACGCCTAAGACTTTTGACACGGTCGCAAGTCGGTAAGAGAGAAAGAAGAGAAACCTCTCTACCACCCACAGGGATTGTTCGAGAGAAATGCGAGATCCATGAGTGCAATGCTGGTCCGCCTACCTCTTTTATATCGGGTAGGATCGGTCCCAGCAGAGGCAACTCATAGACCGCTGACTCAAGAGCTTTCCCCATAGGGCCACTTTTAGTGGTCATGTGGAACTTGGACCAGTGACATAAGGATGGTCTGATCTTTAACCATTCGCATACAAGCTTGTGCTCCTCGGCAGTAATGTCCAAGGGGCCGCCCGCGTAGGGCGATGCGATGGTAGATACATCGAGCACTGCCTTGAGGTAGAAATACCTCATGGTGTTAAGGAGGGTCAACAAGCACCTCACTTTATCCCTGTTCTTTGCGAAAAGTTCAGGGGTGCTGATGTCCACTCTAAAGGCCCTTAACCATACGGGCCACCCTTTTGGGGTGAGTGGCACACCATCCAGACTGGGAAGCGGGCTGCCTGTTAAAGAACGCAGGACAGCCTGGCGTGATGACTTTACAAATGCAATAGTCTCACGCCAACCTTTTTGACGAAGGGAGTTTTGCAGCCCCTCCGTCAATTGGAGACGCTTCACCAGAAAGTCAAAGAAAGCGTCTACGTCCCGGGCTCATTGGTTGTGAACCTCCGGCATAGCGAGACGCAGGAGTACACGCGTTACAGCGTGTAATAACCTAAGTTTAGCTATGTTTGGACGTATCATAACCAATCTCAGGTCAGGGAGGGCATAGAATGTTTCCCTGCTCCCCCTACACCTCACGGAACAGTGTAAAGGGCCTCCTCTTTCGAAGAGGGGG